GAGGGATTCCCAGATGTCAAGCTGTCTTTAGCGGTAAAGTTTGTGGTCTTGGTATATGCGCTCATCTGATAGCCCTATAAGTTAATGAGGGTAAAACAAAGGGAGGGAGTTACCCCTCCCCTCGTCTCTTACTTACGCATCAAGAACCGCAAGGATGAAACCTGCTTCTGGACGGTGAGCCTGAACACCGTAAAGGGTGTCGGCAGTGTACAGGGTAGACAGGTACTCCTGCTTGTACTGAGTCTGTGAACGAACGCTCATCTGCTCGCCAAGAACCAGTGCATCCTTGTGGAAGAAGAACGCACCACGCACGTCGATAGTACCAGCAGTGTTAGATGTAGCATCCTCAATCAGCGGGCAATTGGAAGATACGTAAATCTGAATGCCGTACACACTACCAATCAGGCCTGACTGTACAGCGCGTGAATCGCTGAAGTCGCTTGACACATAGCGGTCAACGCCCATGATTGCAGAGCGCAATGCAGGAGGAATCACGAAGCAACGATCAGTCATTGGGACGTCTGCGTCATCCATTTTCTTAATCAGTGCGCGGAAGGCAGCATCAGTAAACACGTCGCCGGTCACTACGGTATCAACTGCATAAGCAGTCAGGCCGGTAGAGGAGTCAACGTAATAGCTGTTGGTGTTGACCCACTGAGCACCAGTACAGGTTCCTGATACCGGAGTAGTCAGGTCAAGGGTGCCGTTACCAAACGCAGTGCCTGCGCGGAACAGATCGTTGTCAATCTGACGAGCCAGTGAGTAACCCGCATCTTCTGTGTAGAACTGACGCAGAGAAGACAGAGCCTGGACGTTGACAATATCCTCGATCAAACGAGAGTATTCGAAGTGACGGTTAATCGTCAGAGTGGTTTCAGACTCAAGGTTCGCTTGAATAGTAACCGCTGTTGCTTCTGCCTTAGCACTGGCAGAGCCACGAACAGGCTTGGGCAGATGGATAACATCGCCTTTCTTGCCCTTGAAGTTCATCTTCTTAACAAGCGGAGCCATCTTGAGAGACTTCTGATAGGCGGCAATCACCTCGTCAGACCAAATCTCGGGGATAAACTTGTCTGCTGCTGTCTTATCTACTACTGCGTTTGCGGTAAAAAACGCGCCTGAAGTTTCGCTAGCCATGATGTGTAGCCTCTATTTAGCGAACTCTACCTTCTGCGTAAGCCTGTCTTATTTCAGGCTCCATAGCATGGTATCGTTCTGGATTGGTTTGCATGAGTTCAATAATGTCCCGTCTGCGGTAGAAGGTCTTGCCTTTCGGCTCAGAACTTCCTTTAGATGACCCCGTTGACGCCTTCTTCAAAGTCTCCTTGCGAGAAGCCTTCTCTGCATCTAGTAAGCTTGAAGACGCGCTCTTAGCTGATTTCCATTGGGAGAACAACTCGTCTGCTGCATCAGCATCAAACTGACTATCTGCTCGTGAGTACAGCTCTTTGCGCCACTTGCTTGACTGAATCCACTCTGCGAACGCAGGGTCTCCAGCAATCTCAGCAGCGTCAGGATGCTTTGAAATTAACGTACTCTTTGCCTGCTCACTCTGCATCCTAGCGTTAAACTCTTGCGCCTGCTTAATGGCAGGGTGGGAGGATATACGTCTATCAACAGCTTTATCAGGGTCAGAGAAGAAGTCAACTTCCTCTACGGGTGCTGCCTTTGTTTCATCTGATCGTGAGAGAATGAACTTGTCTACAACTTTGCGTAACTCTCCTACCTCTGACCCTTGCTGACCGATGCGGGACTCAGCTTCTTGGTGCATCTTTACTAGGTCTTGAATAGATTTATTACGGTACTTGTTGGGAACTTCCGGTTGTCTCTCTTCCTCTACCGATACTTCTTCGTCGTTAGATTCATCGAGTACGGAGAAATCTTCTTCATTTTGTTCTACACTATCAATTAGTTCTGCCATCATTAAGCCTCATAAGACCAATCTAGCTACCCGTCTCACTGTTTCGCTACAGTCAAACGGACTAATCTTGGTTTGCCTTAAGTTCTTTTGCGATCTGCTTATCTCTTGAGTTTAACCATTTCATCGTAGCACCTGGGAAGTGCCCAGATGTAGGGTCTAAATACACTCGTGGAGCACAGAGCATCCTGCTACCAATCTCACTGCACTGAGGGCAATGATGATCTTCTTCACCTCTGACAAAGCACTCAAATACATGAGCGTTTTTACATTGATAATCAAAGATTCTCATTGCTTGACTCTTTTTTGCTGTGGTCTATGGTAGATTCTAGGTTAAGGATAAAAGATAGACTGTTTAGCTGCCCTTTGCGAAAGAACAGATCATTCACATCCTTTGTTGCCTCAACAGAATTTATGTTGTGAGCATTCTCTTCAAGCTCATCAATCAGTAATCGCCAGCCATCGGACGCAAATAGATCATCCATCGCGTTAAAGTATTCCGGGTTGGTCACTTAGTATTCCTTTTAAGAGTTTCGCGCCTAGGTTCTTCTTGCGCTTTCTCTAATTCTGTGATTCTATTTTCAAGGTTCTTCAGTATACCATTGATCTGGGCTACTACATCCTGTAAGTTCTGCGGCGTTACCACTACATCAGCTCCTTTGCAATAGCCAAGTTAACCTTCTTTTCATTCATGACCCTATCAGCTACCTTGAGTCTGCGCTCAAACTCTTTGTCGTCTGCTGTGCCTGCCGATAGATTGCTCGTAATGGCCCTAATCTGGGCCGTCTCAAGCTCTACTGGGATTGCCTTGACTTCGGCCAGCATCTTGATTGCGCGAGCTTCTGACTCCTTAGCTTGGCCGTTAAGGGCATTCGTCTGAGACTGCTGGAAGTCTGTCTGAAGTTTCAGTGCAGCTTCTTGTTGAGCCTGTTGAGCCTGCTGTTGTTCTGGGGAGACCTGACCAGCAGACCTGAGCATCTTGATTAGCTCTTCTCGGTTAGACAGGTTCATACTATCAATGGCTGCCTCAATCAAAGAGCTGTAAGCCGGAGAGGTCTGCGGCATAGTCTGGAGTAGTTGAACTAGCTGAGTAACCTCATACTCTCTGGCTATAATCCCAAGAGAGGAGGTAATGTCAAACTTGTAGTCAGCTACAGGATACAACTCTGGCTCAAACTGCATATACCGCCAAGCGATCTTCTCAATCATTGGGATTAAGAATGAGTCTTGGAAGTTGATTAGGGTTCGCTTGTGACGCTTAATGATTGCGCCCAAAGACATGGAGATGCCAGCAGCCGTAGCCTCGCCATTGATAGAGCCAGAGATTCCGGCTGAGTCAATAGCACCTGTAGCTGTCTGAACCATTCTCTGAAGCTCACCAGCCTGGGCGAAGGTAATCTGAGAGACCTGACCAAAGTTAAATGGCTGGAGAATCTCTGCTGGGTTACCGTTGGTCATGATGATCTTGCCCGGTCTTACTTCAGGCTTGGCTCCTCTTGGCATCCTTGAGGCGTCCATTGCAATCATAGGATGAATCGTGAGGGCAAGGGCGTCTATCCTAGCCCTAAGCTCTGCATCCAAAGCCTTCTGTGAGTTATAGCCCTTCTCGCACACACCACGACCCCAGAATCTTCCCGGAACTATATCCCAAGGGAAGGCTATGACAGGTCGATCATTCATCATGTAAGGGTTGCGTTCAGCCTTAACGATTGTACTGCCGTTAATGATAACGACAATAGCCTCAACGTAGAAAGATTCTTCCTCTTCGTCTTCGTCTTCGTATTCTTCAGAGTCTTCAAGCAGATATCGTGGAACCAGACCAAAGTATTTAGTCCGACGAACCTTGTCATCAGGCTGGTCTACGAGTTCGTGATCTACATCCAATGCCAGGTCTGGATAGGTGACATTGAATGGCTCGTCTCGGTATACCCCGGACTCTTGAAGCAGTTCAATCTCGTGAGGAGAGCAGTATTCGTCAATGATTACGCCAATTGCGTCATCTACAGACGTAGCGATAGGGTCAATCAGGAAGTTCTGCGGGAGGATTGGTCTTAACCTACAAACAGTCCTGTCTGCAATAGTGACTCCAACGGCTTGAAGCTGACCACCCATGATGTCCTGCTTGGCAGGCTTCATTTCCTTCTCTTGGGCGATAACTATCTCTGCCATGCCCGTACCGTAGACGGCTGAGTTAATCAGGCACTCGGCTACAGCTTTGCGAATCTTGTTTCTCTGGAGGTCTCGGTATAGCTGATCTCTCAGATACTCAACATCAGTAGAGTCCGGGTCTTGTAGGTCGTCCCGCATATCAAAGAAGCGCCCTCTTCCGAAGGTTGCCTCCTCAATCTCCGCTACAGATGACTCAACAGCCTGCTGAAGGGCAGGGGAGATGATCTTGGAGCGTTCAGATTCACGGGTCTTGTCTTCATCAGCGTAGATGCCACGCCACAGTCGGTTGTATTCGTCGAATCGGTCTTCGTAATTGTTCTCAAAGTGGTCGCGCCATGTTCTGCACTTGTCCATAATCCACCCGTCAAGGGTTTCAGTCTGGGACATTGTTTCTTCGTTCGAATCAAGCATATCAGTATCCCGAAATATGATCTAGCGCGGTAAAATCATCTTCCTCGTAGTCTGACGAGTAGGATACTTTTGCTAATTGGTCAATATATGCCAGTGCGTCTATCATGTCATCGTGAGTAAGCGAATCCGGGAACTGAAAAAGCTCATCCATGAATTGAGTATTCCATTCGCCCTTGTTAAGGGTAACCAAGCCATTCTCAAAGCGCCCTTGCAGCGCCCACATGACCCGATCTGTCTTCTTTTTATTCCCGTGAGTCAACTCTTCCACTCTAAAGAACCTGCCGCTCTTCTTCATGAGGTCGGTTAGTGGAGACATTACCGCTTGCTTGGCAATACCTCTCTCGATTCCTACAGAAGACGGCTCGTAATCACGCACAATCTGGAATATCTTGGTAGCGGTCTCATCCAAAGTCCATCTTCCGACTATGATGTCCTTAACCCACCACCCTTCAGGGCCGACTTTTACCACAGCTATGGCAGTGTTGTCAAGTCTTTTCGATTTGGTCTTCTTCCCGACCTCTTCAAAGCCCGCCAAGTCAATGGCGACGTGGTATTCGCCGGGTGGCTCGTCCTCTGAGAACTTAATCCAGGTCTCCTTGAACATCTCGGAGCCTCTGGCCTCAAAGGATGCCATGAATTCCTGCCTGAAAGCATACGAACTCATGGACTTCTTGGCCTTGTCAACCTCTTCCTTCTCTAGGATAGGGTTGTCGTAGCTCGTGTAATGCCACGCCTTATAATCAGCATCTTGGCCTAGCTCTGCTAGCTTGTAGAGTTCATAGAAATGATTTCTACCCATCGGTGTGCCAATAAATAAGGCGCTGCCCTTGAGATCGGCTAGAGCCGGACGTAGGATAAGCTCCCAAACGTCAGGCTTCATGTCGGCGTACTCGTCCAGAACTAGATACTTGAGGCTTACACCCCGCATCGTCTCTGGCCTATCCGCACCTTTCAGCGAGATCATAATCCCGTTGACTAGCTTGATCTGTAAATTGTTAATGTGGGAACTCTCGATAAGCCCTTGGCCTACCTCAAGCAGGGTATTCCACATAATGTCTCTTGCCTGCCCCTGTGTTGGGGCAACGTAGAAGATGTTTCCTCGATCTGCCTGTAGAGCGTTAACCAGTAGAAGGTATGCCGCTAGTCTTGACTTACCAGTACGCCTGCCCGCCGCAACAACCTTGAATCTCGTGGGGTCATTCCATACTTCTTGCTGCCAGGGCAGTAGGGATATATCCAAATCCATTACGGATACTCGCCGGTTCTAATCATGTGAGCGACGTCTTCAGCTCTCTTGCCAACCTGATTGGCCCATAGCGAGTCAAGAAGCTCAAGAGCTGCATCCTCGTAGTCGCCTACCTCTAAAGACCGCAGGGCTAGATGGAACTTTTTGAGTCGTGGGAGGCCAATGTTGAAACAAAGGTTAATCAGTGCGTCTCGTCTTACTGGATCTAGGCCAACGTAGAACTTAAATGCCTTCTCTAGCTCTTTGTCCACCCGGCGAATATCGTTCTTAAGCAGGTATAATATCTCTTCCTCTGATAAACCCATCCCCCCTGCGGAGATGTTTCTGCCAACTCCGATAGTCCAGTGCCCGGTCGTGTCTTTGTAAACAAACTGCCGGGAGCCTTCGTGGAGGGTAAGCTGGTCAATCAGATTCTTGCTCATATACTTCGCCTATCTGCTTTATAGTTGTCTCGCCTGCGGTAGTCACGTTGATGTTAATCATCGGCCTATCGCCCAGCTTGTTCTTGTCGTAATGACTCATGGGGGCCATCCTGTCCATGATTAGCTTCCATGCTGCCGCTTGGTTCTTATTCTCGTCATCACAAGCAGCCCTTACGATAGAGTCGATTACCTTGTCTATCCTATTGGCATCAAGAAGCCTTTCTTCCAGCTTCTTAATAGCGGTACGCATACCCTTTGGCCGACCGGCAACCTGCTTCTTCTGATCTTCCCACTGTAAGCGGGTCATCAGACGGTCTTCCTTTCTTGGTCTACCTCTCGACCGCCTAGCCTCTTGGCTAGTATCCGGTGTAGGTAGTTCCGCCTTTAGAACTTCCATTGGACTTTCTCTTCTTATCTTTTGGTTTTTTACTTGGCTTGCCTTTTGTGGTCTTCAACATATCCTAGCACCCTTTTTGATGGTCATGACATATTCTCGTAATGCTTTCTCTAAAGGGCACATAGCGCCTCGAGAAGCTCAGGGGTTAGCTCAACCCCGTCTGGTATCTTAAGTCCTCGGCCAGTCGCTCCTGAGTCCGTAGTAATGCCATCTAACTGCCCATTGATGCAGATATAATCCGCACCGTCTAGGACTTTCATGGTGCTAGTGCAACTCGTGAGGGTAACAGCTAATAGAGCAAGGAGCAGCTTCATATGATTACCTCTTCTTTTTGGGAAGGTCTTCTTTGTGGACCAGGTACTTGCTGCTGGCCGTGTGAGTCTTCCCTGACATGATCTTTCCATTGGCGTCCTTGTGGGTTGCGCCCTTGTGCTCAGTACCGTCTTTGAAGTAATGCTTAACGCCCATTGCCATGATCTTTCCCTACCACTTTGTAACCGAACTCCAGTATGCCGCAGACATCTTGCCCTTGGCAATGTTATCGCCATGCCTTGCCTTGA